ACTTATGATATTTCTTCTAAACCACCTGCTACTATTGAGTGGGAATAATACAAGTACATACGATATTCTATTGATTTTAAAAGAAAATCTATTTTAATATTTTGTCTTTGGTTCTAAAATGGTTCTATATATAAAAAGAGGTGTCATATGAAAATAGGAAACATAAAAATAAATTTACAAGGTGATGAAAATCTAAAAATTAATTTTAATGGTGGCATAGGATTAACTTCATTAGATATAATTAATAAAGAAGAAGCTAAATTATTTCTGATGAAAGAATTTAAAAAAATATTAGATGAATATTTAGAAATAAATGAAGAAAAGCCCAGCTAATAACTGGACTTTTTTATTACATTTCATTTCTTAAAGTTTGTAGAAATTCTATATATCCCTCAGTACCATACGAATAATCTCTATCATAGATACTATCCATTTTTTTATTTTTGTCCTCCATAACTCTATCTAAGAAATTATTAAAATCATCTACTTGGTCCTCTCTTATAAAATTGCTTAAAAATGCTTCTCTTTCTTCCTTAGTTTTCAACTCATTAAATTCATTCATAGCAAGTATAATTGTTTCAGGACTTTCTATTTCTGCATAAGACATAACAGCATGGAAAACGAGTTTATTATTCTTATCCATCTTAGTAAGTTGAGTTTGATAATCCATACCAAACTCTTTTAACTCTTGTTCTCTTTCTTCTACTGTATCTGCAGTTGAAAGAATTTCATCAAGTTGCTCGTTTCTTGCCCCATATTCTGCTAATTCCATAATACCACTAGCCAAAGCAATTTTAGCTTCTTGTGGAGTATCTTCTTTAAATTCTCCAAATCTTTCAGCTTGCTCTGGGTTATTAGTAAAATATTCTTGAAAATCTGTTTTTTCTTTTAATACACTATCAAAAGCTTTTTTCCCACCCTCATACAAAAGTCCCAGTCCAGCAAGTCCTAATTTTTCTATTGGTAATAATCCCTCGTCTTGTTCAGATTGAGCCTTATCTTTATACTCGTATTTCCATTTTTCTTTTAGGTATTCATTTGATGTATCAAGCCTATTAGGTATATTTTTTTCAAATTTGATATTGTCTATACCTCTTGAAACTGCATTAGGTGAAACTAAATATAATGAACCGTAAACTATTTTTTGTATAGGAGATAAACTTGAAGACATATCTCTTTCTAAACCTTTAAAGTTTTGATTAAAGAAACTAGCAACAACATTTTCTCCACCCATTGTAATTTCAAGACCAGTATTATCTACTAAACCAGTTTTAATTACATCAACAACAGTGTCTGATACTTCTCCGTGCATCAAAGCATCTATTTTAGCTTCTATCATTTCATCTTTTGTAGTACCTGTTATTTTACCAGTCAGCCAACCGACACCATAAACAAGTCCTGCTGTTTGTAATGCTGTTGTACTTGAATTTATAAGTCTTGATTTTGCTTTCCAACTTTTCATTCCTGTAAAACTTGTTTTATTAAGTGTTGGAGTATTATCGGCTAAAAATCTATATCTTGTAAAACCATCACTATCAATATAAGTTGTTAGTCTGTCAAATGTTCTTGTTAATAAATTCATATTATACATTCTAAACATACCATTGAAGTTGGCCCAGTATCTACTAACAAGACTATCTGTTTTTAATCCTACTGTATGCCCACTAAAAGCATTTAATTCTTTTCCATTTATATCAGCAAATTGTTCAAATAAACTTTTTACATTAGATGTATTATTTCTATCTTTTACAACATCTATTAGCCCTGTAACACTATTTGTACTTAGTATCTCATCTTGAATAGCTTTTAGTTTTATATTATCATCTATGCCCATATCAAATAGGACCTGCTTCATAGTAGGTGTAACATCTTCTATTTTAAATTTTGTAAATTCATCATACATAGCATTAGCCGTGAAATATTCTGCTAAAGCTATTCTTTGTACATCAGAAGCTGTTTGCCCTTTTGCTCCTAATTCTCCAGCATTTTTTAATACGCTAGATTTTGTATACCCTCTCATATCAACTTCAGTTTCCATAACCTTATCAATATAAGCTTCTATTTGTAATCTTTCAAGAGGGTTTGTTATTGTATCTAAATCAATATTTTTTAGATTTTGATATTTCTTAGTGACATTTTTAGTGGCTCTTGTCATTTCTTTTGTACTTTCTAAAAAGCCTACTCTCTCATTAAAACCTAAATCTATAAGACCTGAGTTAATTCTTTGCTTATTAGTTGCTATTTCTTTAAGATAATTCAAGTTAGATAAAAACTTATACATCATTAAATTTCTTGTGTTATACATAGTCTTTCCACTGACTGACATATCTGAAAATTTTCTTGTAGATACATCAGCACCTAATTCAATTAGATGTTGAGTTTCATTTTCTATGGCATCTTTTAGAGTTCTATTATTTTGAACATACATATTTTTCCCAGTTGATGTATTATGATTTGCTTCTATTCTGTCATAATTTCCATTTAATCTATCTCTTAATGTATTAAGCCCACTCTTTTCATCAATAACTTGCTTATAAATTCTATTTAATGAATTTATTGGATCTACTTCTGCATTTATATCATCTAAAAAACCATCAAGCCAATTCATAGATTTTGTTTCATAATTTTCTATAAAAGTTTTAATTTCTGGAGTTAATGCTTTACCCTCTAATTCTAATTTTTTAGCATTAAAATATTTTTCCATTTCTGGTAAAGGTGCATTTTGAACTGCAACATCTTTCCAGTTTTTGCTTTCATATCCTACTAGCTTTCCATTTCTTCTTATATCAAGAGTTGTCCCATTTATATCGTTTCTTAATTTCTCAATAATATTATGGTCATTTAGTGTATATATTCCTGATGTATCTCCAACCTTAAACTGTTTAGCTTGTGCTTCTGTCAAATAAACTTTCTTTTCAGTATTCTTTAATATACCATCAACCACAACCTTTTTTGCATTTAAGTCATCAGTATCTATTGCTAATTTTAAATTTGACATGGCTTGATTTTTGTCATAAACAATATCAAAATTATATCCTTTTTGAGATAAATTAGATCCATATTTTAAATTAGTATATTCATTTGCAAGGTTTCTAAACTCATCAGCATAAGGTAATAAATTTTCAGGTATATCTTCATAACCTCTTATCATTCCTTTAAATGTTTTACCATTTATATTGTTTTCTGTTATGATAAGTTCATTTAAATCGCCTATACGAGAAAAATTAGCACTACCTCCATTTTCCATATGAATATAAGCAAGTCTGCTTTTATATTCTGCTGTTAATTGTTTAGAGTTTAGTTTAATCTTATTTTTGATAGGTTTCAATGTCTTACTCAAAGAATTTTTCGTATTTATATCATTAGTAATCTTTTTTTCAGGAACTTCTCCATTAAATATTCTTTCTTCAAACTCAACATTACTCTCTTTGTTTTTAATAGTATTTTGTCTTGAAAGTTCTTCTTTATGGATTTTTTCTATTCTTTTTTCAGTTACATTAGTATAAAAATCGTCTACTTCTTGAGAAAAATTTTTACCTCTTTCAATACCTACTGTTTCTCCATTCTCTAATCTTTCTGCTAATTCTATAACTGCTTTTGGGTTAGTTGCTCCTGGTCCATATTTATTAATTTCATTTTGTATTACTTCTAGTGGAGTTTTTGGACTTTCTTCAACTACATTTGCAATAACATTTTCAGATACATCTTGAGTATTTAATTTGTTCATTTTTTTAGAAACATATCTACCTACTACTTTTGTTGCTCCATGTACTGCTACACTTGTTGCTGCACCATAGGCATAATCTTTTAAATCTTCTTTTCCAAAATCTTTGATTTCTTTGCCCTCTATTTCTGTTTTTTCCCAAGTTGTATCAATAGCACCTTGAACTAAATCCCAAGCCAAATTTTTAACAAAACCTTGTGGGTTATACCAGTTTGTAGGAGAAGCAACCCCCTCTAAAATATTTTGAAATATCATAATTCCTTTATCTATTTTAGAATTACTGTTTAAAAATTTTGCTCTTTCTTCTCTATTTTTCTTAATGTATTCAATGCCATCTTTTCTTAATTGTGAATTTTTCCAACCATTATTTTCAGTTTGCTTTTTATATTCTTGATAGATTTTTTCATAATCATCTCCATATTCCATATAAAGAGCTTCAGGGTCTGTCTGAGTAAAAATATCAGCTATTTGAATAGCACCTTTTACTAAGCCAGTTCTTATAGGATTAAATATTCCTCTGTCAACACTTGCTCTCATAGCTTCCGTTTCTTTTTTTGCAGGTGCGAATTTTTTTTCTTGTTCTTCTAAAAACTTTTTTCCCTCTTCATTTCTTCTATCAAATTCATTTTTTATAGCTCCTAAAAAAGACATAATGTTTTCTCCTTATCTTAAATATCCACCCATTTTATTTTTCTTTGTATTTACAGTGTTTGACTTTGTTTTTTGTGCAGGTTTACCACCTTTCAAAACTTTACTTGCATTTATTAATCTTTTTCCCTCATCTGTACTAAGTTTTTTTAAATAAGGTTGCATTGTTGTTGAATTAATATCTCTTGCTGTAAAACCTTCATCTTTCATAACTCCTATTATAAAACTTTTTAATTGTGCATCTGCATATACTGGGTCAGATGAAAATTCTTTTTTTAAATCTTCCCATTCACTATACCCATCATCATTCCATATCCAACCCTTTTCAGGTTTATTAATATTTATATTAGTATTATTCCCCTTGCTGTTTTTAGTAACTCTTTCAGCTTGATAAAGTTCTGGATATTCTTTTCCGTAAGCATAAGGTATTGGATTTTCAGTGTCAGCATATTGTTTTATAAAAGCATTTACTTTTAAATCTTTACTTGTTCCATTATCATTTCCAAACAATTTTTCAGCATAATCTCTAACTAAATTTTTAGCTTCAACCTCTGACATCTTACCATTTTCTATCTGTGCATTGATATTTCTCCTTAAATTACTCATTTGAGTTTTATCAAATATCTCTACTTTATCAAAATTATCTAAATCTCCAGCAGAAGCCCAATCGAAATTAACCAAGCCATTTGCTATGTCATTATCAGTCATATCTCTTCCATATCTTTTTTTGAATGCTTTCCTTACATCAGTATATTTTTCACTTCTTAGGACTTGATCCATTTTTAGATTTCTTAGATACAGTCTTTGCATTTGTTTTTCTGCTCTTATTCTTTCTTTTTGGATTCTCTTTTGTTCTCTTTGGTATTCCTCTATTTGTGATTTAATGCCTTTTAGAACCGATTTAGTTTCTCCCTCAAATTGAACTTTTAAATATTCTTTTGCAGTTTTTTCATCACTACCTTTGTAAAATTCCATAGTTGCATCAACTAAATCATTCACTATTTTTTCATTATCCATATATGCTAAGACTTTGTCTATTTCAACTTTTTTTTGTTGAATTGTCATAGAGCTATTTTGAATTTCCATTATTCTATTGTTAAGTCTTGCCACTTCTGTTCCACCAATATTTTTACCTAACATAACAATTTTTTCTTCTTCTGATAACCCAGTAAGTTTAGCTATATGTTCTATTGTATCTCTCATATATGTATAATTTTCTTTTGCTTTTTCATCATCATTAAGACCATACTTAGTGCCTATAATTCTTCTTTGTTCTAATGTAGCAAGTGCAATATCATTTTGTTCTTTGATATAATATTGATTCCTTTTAACACTTTCTTTAACTCCCCAATCTTTATAACCAATATCAACATTATCTGAAAATGTTCTTTTCTCCATAGAGTCAAGATATTTGCTATTGAGAATTAAAGATTTTTTAGAGTTAATAACTTCTTTATAATCTTTTAAATATTCCTCAAATCTGTCTCCATATTTATCGTTAACAGTGGTCCACTTTTCTTCAAACTCTAAGTCTTTATTTTTCATAGCTATATCAAGTAAGCTCTTTTCGTTATTAAGTTTAAGTTGTTCACTTTCCTTAGCTATTTTCCCCAAAGTTTCTATGAACATATTTTCGTGAACTGGTATCTTTGACGGACTTTTAACAGATACACCCTCAACATTTACTGGATTAAGTAAAAGCCTACTTTGAATATCAACTTGTATAGGGGTAACATTAGCACCTGTTCTTTCTTTCATTACTTCTTTTTCTATAAATTCATTAGCCATTTATTCCTCCTATTCCACCAAAACCTTTTAAATCAAAGTTTTTATGTTTCCAATTTTTACTAAAATCATTACCATTGTTATAAGTACCTTGAATTTCCTTTACTTCTCCACTTGGCATTCCAGGTAAATTTGCCCCAGCTTTTCCCATAGCATAACTTTTTGCTGCATCAAGTATAGCTTGTGTCATTTTATTTGTACCTGCAACTTTAATATCCCAACCTTGATTAACCAAACTTCCTCCAGCTATATTTCCATTATCAATAGTTTGATTCAATTGTGCTAAATCTTTTCTTAATTGCATTTCTGCTTGTGAGTATGCAACTAAGTAATTTTGATTTATTCCTTCTTGTATTTTATTAAAATTTAATCCACTTTGGTAATAATAATTATTTGTTTGATTCTGTAATTCACCTATTTCATTCATTTGATTTTGTGCAATGATGTTTGCCTTATCCTTAGCTTCTGAATTAAGTTTATTGATACTGTCAGACTTTATAGAACTATCTTCTACATTTTTAATATCATTAAAAGCTAATTTACTTCTAACATTCATAACTTCTTGTTCTAAATTTTCTCTTGCAGATACATATCCAGATAATATACCTCTTAGGTTCCCCTCTAATGCTCTACTAATTTCTTTTTTATTAAATTCATATTGTATTTTTGCTTGTTCATCTTGATAACCTTTAATCTTTTTAGCAGTAGCTTTGTTATATTCTATACTTTCTTTTAACTTGCTTTCTTCATTCTTTAAACTGCCATATATAGATTTTATCTCTTCGCCTGTTTTTATGATTTTCTTACCTTGTTTGTATATTCCATATCCTTGTGCAGTATCTAATGCAAGTTGTGCTAAAATTGCTCCCATCATATCTAATCACCTCTAATCACTTACAACCTCAATTTTTGTATCTATCCCAAGTATTTCAAACACTTTGTTATTTTCTTTTGTATTAATTTCTATATCAAAACCATTTAATATTGGGAATGAAGTTTCTATTTTAAAAATATTGAATAAATCATCATCTACAATATTTTTAATTATCATTTTGTCTTTTATTTTTATACCTTTTATAGCTTCTTTATTCTCATTTAAAGTCTTTATGAAAACTCTTACAACTCTTGAAGAATAATCATTACTATAGCTTCCACCTTTTTCAGTTTTCATATGTGGTGGATTTATCCTTAAAATTGCCTTAGCAACATTATTTTCTGTTTCATTTAATTTTGTAGCTATTCCATCAATAAGACTTAATATATATTTATTGCAGAATATAAAATCATTTATGGATTTATCTAACTTCAAAGAAAATCTTCTAAATACTTTATATTCTAGTTGCTCATATAAATATAAAGTATCTGTCTTTTCTTCTTTAAAAGTTGCTAAATAATTTTTATTGTTATATTTAAGTTTATCTAATCCAGTAAATTTAGGCATAAGTTCATATTTTTCTAAATTTGTTGAACTGTAAGTCTCAACACCTTGTGAGTTTGGTACTTGCTCAACACATCTAATTTCATTTGTATCTGTTAAATAGTAGAAAGTTCCATTTAATAGTGTTGCACACTTTTTATAACTATATTTAGTTTTTTCATTACAAGCTATTTCATTTGCAATAAAAACATTATATGTTCCACTTGTTAGAATGTTATTGGTTGATATAACATAAACTCCTTGCGATGTTGTAACGAATATCTTATCTCCTACATACATGTCATACATTTCTGGATAAATATTATTAATAGGTGTAGGTTTAAAAAAGAAAGCACTATCTGTTTTTGTATCATTCCTAAAATCAAAATAATCTGATTTTTTAGAAAAATACAAATACCCATTACTTACAAAAACCATTCTATCTTGATATATTCCAACTGTTGTTAGCTTTGAAACATCTAAAAGTGTTCCGTAATTTAGTTCACCTTTTATTTTACCAAGATAATTAGCTTTATAGTATCCACCACCATAAGAACTATCACCACCACTATAATTCGAGTGGTCAAGATTAATATAATTATTTCCTAAAATATACCCTTTTTCTGTTATTACTTTATAAATAGAATCTCCATAGCTATTTTTTCCTTGAAATATATGCTGTTCCAATTGTGGTAAAAAATTTCTAAATACAGCAAAAGTATTACCATCTTGTAAAAAACTTGGTTCAATATTTTCTTTACTTACATTAGCTCTATAAACTTTGTAAATTCTTTTTACTAATACATTAGCTCCAGCAATAAATATTCCATCATCTCTACCCTCTATTATAGGATTTTCAACTGTTCCTATAAGGCTAACTCTAAAATCATTACCTACTCTATAAATTCTATAAATATCTAATTTTACCGGTTCTCTGTCTTTGATTGGATATTTTAATAAACTTAAATAGTTGGACTTTCCTATTTCGCCTTTTTCTTTGTTAAATTCAAATACTTCTGTTGTATCTCCGATAACAAATAATCTATCATCACACATTTTAATTATTCTTATATTTTTAACTTCTATGTTGTGAGTGTATAGCAAATTTCCAATATCCCCATTCACTTTATTATAAGTAACAATTTTATTATCTTTTGTTACTCCTACATAAAAATTATATTTTGTATCTATTAACTGTATTAAATTATGTTGAAAGTTAGTAGCTTCCAACTTCTTTGCTATCTTTAAGTTACCCATTTCATTTATAATAAGATTCTCAATTTTTTGTGCAGATTGTTGATATATTTCACTTTCTCTTATACCACTTAATCTTTCTCCTACTTCTCCATAAATAAACATATTGCTTTTAAAGACTCTTTCCATTATTCTTCCTCCCAAAATTGAAAACCTTGTTGAGAAATAACATTATTTTTTAATTTCGTTACTTCTGCTTCTAAAATTTCTAATCTATTGTTATAAGTGTTGACTGCTAATGCCATTTTTCTTCCTGTCATTGCTACAATTAAATTAAATAAATTATTAGGTATTTCTGTAAAATTTATTTTTCTACAATACTGTATTCTAATTTCACTATCAGTAGAGTATATAAATTCATTCTCTAATCTATACTCTTTATTGCATCTGAGTACATTTAAACAATCAATAGGTAAATTAAATTTATTTTCTCCATCAACTTGACCTACTGTTGTCAATTTAGTAGTGATAGCATTGAATAGAAAAGCACTAGATGTCGCTATGTTATCTATAACACTATCCAACATCTTTTCACAAATTTCATACATATCACTTTTATTGTCATTGTATACATCATTTTCACCTAACATTAATAATGTTTCTGCTATTATTTCTCCTCTATCCATTGCTACACTCCTTTTTATCTATTTCTATTTTCAAGACCTTTTATATCAGATTTGATTTCTCTCATATCTTCTTTTAGATCCTCTTTCATTTCTCTAATAAGTTCTTTAATTTCCTTGTTAGTTGCATTACTCTCTCTTTTCATTTTATCTAGCTCTTTATAAAATTCCTTTCTTAAATTCTGTATAGCTACATACCCAAAACCAGTTACTGTACCAATCATTCCTATTATTGTTAGCCAATTAGCAGTATCCATTATTACTCCCCTTTCTTATATGCAAAAATTCCAAATGTTCTTACTGCTCTATACATTAATTGTCTTTTAAAGAATCCAACACCTTGCTCTTTCATAACTTCTAAGAATACCTTATCTGCCTCTTTTCTTGATACTCCTAATTTATGCCCATTTCTATATAGCCAGTCATGAATAACTGCTGCTCTTGTATGGTCTCCATAAGTGTTTATAATATTTCTAAATATTCTTGGGACACTAGCTAAATCACATTTAAACCCAGCTGGAATATGAATTAACTTATCTCCGATCATATATCTATAATCTTTCTCTAAAATAAAATCTTTCCCATCATAATACTTTAACTCAAAGTCATCTAATTCTGGCATATTAAACCTCCCTATATATTTTTCTTAATAAAATCAATAAATAAATTAACTACATCACTTTCAATAGAAAATTTTAAACTTTCATCATTATTGCTACCAAAAAATGGTTCAACTAAAATATATGTATCTTTACTATTACATATTCCATAGCCTCCTCTTGTTTTGCTATCCTGCACAAGAATTAAGCCTTTTGTAGTTTCTTTTCTTTCTTCTTCCCAAGTTTTTTCATCAATTCTTTTTTCTTGCATAGTTACTTTTATAACATTTTCTTTGGTCCTTATCTTGCTATCAAAAATATTCTGCAATCTTGCCATAAAGTCAGTAGCTAATTTTTTTGCTTTTTCATTCTTCCAATAAACTAAACACTCACAACCGTTAGCATCTCTATTAAGTGAACTATTGAAATGAAGTTCTAAACAGAATTCATAATCATTTTTATTTAATTCTTTTAAAACTTCATTCATCTCAGGAATATATGCTTTGTTAGGCTTTCTTTCATAAACATCCACAATTCCTGGTATTTCTCCTTTTATTTTCTCTGCTATTCTTTTCCAGTATTTAAACTCACTCAATAAAATAGGTGAGTATGCTCCTCTGCTTCTATCATTATGTCCTATGATTAAAGCCACCTTATTCATTTATCCTCCTT